AACAACCAAGACAACCCAAACGTAGCTGGATTGTTAAGTTACTGCATAAAGCATCAGCATTGGTCGGTATTTGAACAAGCACACATGACTGTGGAGATTGAGACTACTCGTGGTCTCGCTGCACAGATCTTAAGGCACAGATCATTTACTTTCCAAGAGTTTAGTCAGCGTTATGCTAGTACAAATCTATTGGACACTATGATATGTGTACCTGATCTTCGCAGTCAGGACTTAAAGAACAGACAGAACAGCAACGATGACATCCCACAAGATAAAAAGGATGCTCTTCAAGCAAAGATCGCTGTTCATTTTAGTGATGCAATGGATTTATATAACGAACTCTTAGATGAGGGTGTTGCTAAGGAGTGTGCTCGGTTTGTACTACCTCTTGCTACACCGACTCGGTTATATATGACAGGTAGTGTACGTTCTTGGGTACATTACATAGACTTACGTTCTGCACATGGTACTCAGAAAGAGCACATGGAAATTGCAGAGATGGTTAGGTCTATTTTTATTCAAGAGTTTCCTACAGTATCAAAAGCATTGGGGTGGAATTAATATGCCAACATATCCAGTAAAACATAAAGAAACAGGAGAGACTAAAGAACTCTCCATGACAATGAAAGAATATTGTGAGTGGAGGGATGATAATCCTGACTGGGACAAAGACTGGCAAGCAGGTGTCTGCGGTGAGGTTACAGAGGTTGGTGACTGGCGTGATAAAATGTCAAAGACACATCCAGGTTGGAAAGATGTTATTGGTAGAGTTGGAAAGGTTGATAATGGATTCGACCGTCGTGGATATGATTGGAGCAATTAATTATGGCAGGACGTAAACAAAAAGTACCCGACCCTCGTGCTATGTCTAAGAGACAGTTGAGGCGTAAGAAACCTATTGATTCTTCTTACATGACAGACATACAACCCTTGACTGAGAATCAAGAGTTGTTCTTTAAAGAGTGGGGTGCAGACAAGAACCTCTTTGCTTATGGATGTGCTGGTACAGGTAAAACATTCATGGCATTGTATCTTGCACTCAAGGATGTTCTTAATGATCACACACCATTCGAAAAGGTTTATCTTGTTAGATCATTGGTAGCAACGAGAGAGATTGGTTTCTTACCAGGAGATCATGAAGACAAGTCTCTTCTATATCAGATACCATATAAGAATATGGTTCAGTCGATGTTTGAGATGCCTGATGATGCATCCTTCGAGATGCTTTATGAGAATCTTAAACATCAAGAGACCATATCATTTTGGTCTACATCTTTCCTACGTGGCACAACATTAGATAATTCTGTTATCATAGTGGATGAGTGCCAGAACCTTAACTTCCACGAGTTAGATTCTATTATGACTCGTGTTGGTCAAGACTCTAAGATTATGTTCTGTGGTGATGTAAATCAGACAGACTTAACTAGAGACAAAGAAAGGAATGGCATCATAGACTTCCAACGTATCCTTGAGAACATGGAAGAGTTTTCTATGATAGAATTTGGAGTGAATGATATCGTTCGTTCTGGATTAATCAAGTCCTATCTCATTAGTAAAATGCAGTTAGGATTATGACCTTTACACACAGGGATGGCATTAGTCCCATTCAAATGGAAGCTAGGATGATAGAAGGTAGGAGGTTATACTCCACTCCTTATGGGAAGAACTATCCTTCTATCACTACAGTCATTAGCAACAACGCTGCCAAGAAAGCAGGTATTGCTAAGTGGAGAGCAAGGATTGGTAGCACTAAAGCGGATGCTATTTGCAAACGTTCTACTACTAGAGGTACTACGTATCATGCTATCGTTGAAGACTACTTCAATAATAGATTAGATATAGATTCATACAAAGAATCTCCACTCCCTGTAGTTATGTTTCAGCATAGTAAGCATGTACTAGATCGGATAAATAATATATTCTTACAAGAAGCAGCACTATACTCAGATCATTTAGAAATAGCTGGTCGTGTAGATTGTATCGCTGATTTTGATGGAGTACTATCTATCATAGACTTTAAGACTGCTGCTGAACCAAAAAGAGAACAATATCTTTACGATTATTATGTCCAAGAGACAGCATATGCTTGCTGTTTACAGGAGATTTATGGTATAACTGTTAAACAACTCGTGACTATTGTTGCTTGTGAAAACGGTGACACTCAAGTCAAGGTGCTTCCACCGAAGAAAGAGTTTCTCTTAAAACTAATACAATATCGAAGCGAGTACCAAGACAAGTATGGATAAATCAAAACTACTAGAGGATAAATTTATGACACCTGCAAAATTTTCGCAGGAAGTTGAGAAGATTGCTGTCCATAATTCTGACATGAATTATATTGATGCAGTTCTACATTTCTGTGAAGTGAATGAGATTGAAGTGGAATCAGTACCTAAGTTACTATCAAAACCACTCAAAGAAAAGATTAAATACGAAGCACAGAAGTTAAACTTCATCAAGAAAACATCAAGAGCAAAATTACTTTTAGTCTAATGGGTAAATTCTTTCAGTCCGAACTAGTACGTGGTACAATTCAGGAGATGACAATACTCCAAGAGTTTTGTTTCAAATCTGCCATGAACCTTCCTCTATTGTCGAAGGAAAAACAACTAGAATATTTTGATGCATTGATTCAGTTGATAGAAAAGCAGAAGATCTTTTACACACGTGTTAAGTTGTCTGATGATCCAGAGGCAGAGTCTATCAAAGAGAACATGAAGCAAGCAGCACTGTTGCTTGGTGGAGACCCAAACATGAATGTCATGGACATGTTTGATGATTTGTTAACAAAAGTTACAGCATACAGAAAGCATGTTGAATCGCTTGACAAAGGTTCTTAACCGTGCTATAAATAGTATATCGGGTTCGCTACCTGATACGGGAGTGACTGAATCAAACTTGCTGGCAATGGTCTAGTTAAGGTGATGAGTCAGAGGTGGTGCTCGCTTTCCTTCGGGATAGAACTGACCTACCAGTCGGGACTCATGCAACGCAGTAAAAATTTACTTATGTAGAAATGCCCTGTGTTTGTAGGTATACATTATTCCTACCTCCCACCCCAAATCCAATTAAATCTAAAACAATATGTCATTCGCAGACTTAAAGAAAAAATCAAGTAGTAATTTTCAATTCCTCCAGAAGGAACTAGAGAAATCATCATCAAACAGTAACGCTGATGATAGATTTTGGAAACCAGAAGTTGACGCAAGCGGTAACGGTTATGCAGTCATCAGATTTCTACCAGCACCAGATGGAGAGACAGTTCCATGGGCAAAGGTTTATTCACATGCCTTTCAAGGAACAGGTGGTTGGTACATTGAGAACAGTCTCACAACATTAGGTGAGAAGGATCCAGTAGGAGAGATCAATCGTAGACTATGGAACGATGGAACAGAAGAAGGTAAGGACACTGCACGTAAGCAGAAGCGTAAGCTATCTTACTACAGTAACATCTATGTGGTAAAGGATCCAAAGAACCCTGAGAATGAGGGTAAAGTATTCTTGTACAAGTATGGCAAGAAGATTCATGACAAAATCCTTGCAGCAATGCAACCTGAGTTCCAAGATGAGACACCATTAAATGTGTTTGATCTTTGGGAAGGTGCTAACTTTAAGTTGAAGATCAAAAAGGTCGCAGGTTTCTGGAATTATGACAGCAGTGAGTTTGATAGTGTTAGTGCTTTGTCTTCAGATGATTCTGAATTGGAAGCAACATGGAAGCTGGAGCACTCGCTCGAAGCGTTCACAGCAAAGGACAACTTCAAATCATATGAAGACCTCGAAGCAAGATTGAACCTTGTTCTAGGGTCTCCTAACCGTGCTCCAGCACGTGTTGAACGTGAGGAACTAGAGACTCCTATCGCTGCACCTCCAACAGCAACTGTTGTTCCTTCATCTTTTAGAGAGAAGGTAGGTGCTGCTGCTAGTCCAGTCAAGAAGGAAGCAGTCGTTGAAGATGACGATGCACTCTCATACTTTGCATCACTAGCGAACGATGACTAATACAGTTGACCTCTGGGTCAACTATAAAAATTGTCTTGATGATGTTTTCCCTGAGTTTAAATTTGATTCACGGTGGTGTGAGTGGACAGGTAAAGGTGGTATGCAATTAACAGCAGACATCTTTACTGCTCCACATTTTATAAAGTCAAGACGAGTAGATATCTACAATAAAAAATGTGATATCTATAACAATGTAATCTATCCTAAGACAGGGAGTAACCTTCCCTGTTTCGGGATGGATCTCATGGGTTTCCATGAGAAGAAAGTTATCATTGTATTTGATTTTCAACATCCAGTTGAAAAGTTTTTGTTTTCTTTACCAACTTTACCTAAAGCTGATAAAGAGTATAGGTTCTTTGAGATGGGCAACCATTTTTCAGAGAACATTTTTGTAAGGTACTGTGACTTTGATCAGGTTGATACATACTTACCAACCTTCAGATATTATTTGAATCTCTACCGAGAGATGATAGACAAAGCACAACCAACAGGAGAGGACACATCATTCTATGCAGACTTTGATACATACATGAAGAAACTGGATCCTATCTTAGGATACATGACAGGCATCTTCGGTAAAGATAATGCTGATCGAATGATGGATGAGTTCTTCTTCTCGTATGCTGATGAAAACAAATGAGGTATTGGGTAACCCACTTTGGTTTACCCCAGTTATGTTACTGATGGTGTTAGTAATGATAGAAGGTTTACATACTATGGCACATCTTCATGGAGAGATTGATGTTCATGGTCTTTGTAGACAGAACAAAGAGTACATTGAAAGTAAGGAACAGGATGATTGGTAAATGGATTCTTATAGTAATGCAACGTGTCCAAAGTGTGAAGCAAAATGGTATGGAGGAGAACTCTATTGGTCAACAGGTAAGGTAGGATGTCCACATGATCTAGCAGGTTTAGTATGTAATCAGTTCGGTGATGAAACTTGTATCAATCCTTGTAAAGGATCTACTAGTGGTCAGACATGGGAGCAACGAAGGAAGTTTATTGAAGCGTTCGAAGAAGAATTATGACAGTCATCAAACTGTCACAGGGGGACTTTATATCCCCCTTTTTTTGTGTATAATATGACTATAGAAACTAAATAAGGAAATGCTAGTCGAACTGTTGCAGCTCATGGAAACTACTATGGTTGCTACTGCACTTACTATCGGTGTAGTTGTTCCAGTTTCTGCTGTTGTGAATGGTGTTGCACCACCAAATCTATCATCATTAACCTCATTGTATGAGCATGATGACAAAAGAATTTATCCTGACTCTGCCAAGAAGCAGAGAGAGGATGAACT